ATTCCTTTTGCTAATGGCTGCTGCTTTAGACTTAGCGTCAGCTTTTGATGATGCTCCCCATGCCTTTAGGCTAAGAAGAAGTCTAGTGGGTTTACCTTTAGAGTCACGTTCTGGGCCTTTCATACCGCCCATTCGTGCTAAGAAAGAAGCCCTTCTTGGGTTATCACCAGACTTAACTGGGGCTTTAAGCGTACCACCTTTATAGCTTCTTCGCCCTTCAGCATTAAGACCACCTTTGGGATTCTTTCCTGCTTTGCGTGTCCACGCTGGAGTCTTACTCATTTCGCATACGGCATTAAGAGAGACCTAGCTGCACTGTCAGCTGGTTTCTTAACGTCCTTCATTCCTTTACTAGGCGACTTGCGTTTTACCTTCTTACCCATAGCCAAGGAAGGTAAGTCACCATAGTCCTTCTTTTCTTTTTTATAAAAATCTTCAGCCATCTTAGATACGGATGGACCACTACTACTGCCGCCACACATCATTCAGTCTCCTTTGTATATCCACTACTCTTTAACGCCTTCTTAGCTGTAGAATTATCAGCACTGTTGTCAAACGTCTCCGGAACCTTATCACCAAATCTACTCATTTACAAAACCCTTTTTATTACCAATATTTTTAGCTCTTTTGTGCGAGCTTTTTTTAACAATCATGTGAGTGGGGGACGTAACATAACATAGTGCCCGAGAGTTTTGACCCCCCACCCCCTTATCCTAAGTCTATTGACACCTTGATGTCCCCAGCCAATTGCACCTGAGATCTATCTATCGGCTTAAACCCTGCCCTGTCGAGCAAATCCTTGCTAGCTTCCAGCTGTACGTACTCAGATTTAGCCTGCTTGGCTAGCCCTGCTAACTGGTGCACAGCTGCAGGAGCATGTCTACTAAACTCCTTTGCCACCACTTCCATCATGTACTGTTGCACATGGGCTAGCTTCATACTCTTCTGTGCAGTTACTCTTCCGCTGTCGCCTTCAGCGTATCCAGCTTCTTGTGAGGCTTGTGTAAGATTCCCACCATTTGCTACATACGCTTCAACCAATGCTGTCTGTTTACGTGTTAGTTTTCTTTGTGTGATGTTGCTCATATTAACTCCAACTGTAGCCCCCCTCTCCCTCTCTCCCCCCATGTTTAGCACATCAATTATACCCAGTGTCAACGCACAAAACAGTTAGTGGGCCATTCTGTCCTTCAGACAGAACCGCGCCACTCATGAACAGAGCCTAAAGTCTCTGCCCTTCGGGTGAGTGTCAACCAAAGACAACAAGACGAGTTGTTGTCTTCTCTTGTCCGGTGCTTATCTCTTCTTCTGCGCTGAACACTAGCCGTTTGATCGGCTCTACAAGGATGCTTGAACTATGTTCGTCGGTGAACAACATTACATGGCAACTTGCCTTCAGCAAGTTGGCTACACTTCATGTTGTCCAACGAGAACAGAGTTCCAGTAGCATCCTTATTCGCAGATCAAATGTATTAACATACACACACATGAACCTCCGTGCGGATTCTGCCTCGCTTCGCAACATAAAATACAGTCCGTCAACCCCACATGCTCATTCACAAGTGTTCATTTGCGCGTGTGAGGTAATGGGATTATCAATTTTTCCTTTAGAAAAATGGTCGCTATGCTTAATCCCAATGACTGACAGTATTTTCCGTGCATATGTATTGGCATATCCACAAGGTGGTCTTGTGTGAGTATTAATATAAGAGGAAAGACAATGTATACAGTAAATAAATTACCATACAAAGATGGCATAGCAGAAATAGAGTTAGAAGAAATAGGTAGATATAAATCATACACAATAGCTCATACTATAGCCGAAGCTCTCGAGTATCAGCACGAGCTAGATTATTTCTTTGTAATAAAAGAACAAGAAATAGAATTAATATAAAGATATAAGAAGTTCGCCTGCCCCGATGACTAACAATAGTCAAGGGTTCCCCTTGGCTTGCGCCCTTGACTATCATTAGTCTTCGGTGCTGGCCAGAGATATAAGAAACAGTAATATATAAAGGATATATACAATGACTAATTTAATCACAACAATGACTGAAACATATGTAAACAATACAGAACTATTCAACAACAGACCTACGCTATCTGATAAAGATGGTTGGTATAACGCAGATAGCATGACCTTTTTGCGTAAGATGAAACTACAACAAGAGATACGTTTCTTGGAGTATTGGATACCAAGACAAGAACGTAGGCTCGATCAGCAAAAAGGTTGGGTATCACATTGGGCAAGACGCCGCAATGGTGACGAGATCTCAGAGAATAACTACCAAGCATCATTGGCTCAGGCGAAGGCTGACCAATACAACGTAGAGTTTCTTCAAGCCCAGCTAGATGATGCGCAGCTTGCGTATCAAGCAGAGAACGAAGAGGTATATACAACTGTTACTAACTCTAACATTGCACCAGATGGCGCACCGACAGAGATAGACTCAGAGACAGCGCAAGATCTAGCGTCGCTAGGTATTACGCTTTGATAAAAGATATAATCTTAGGCTTGGTCATGGGTATAACCCTTGGCCTTGCCTTGTTTATTGGTGTGTACTTTTAGAAGACACGCCAAGGAATTGTTTGCACTGCGCGTGTGCTAGTGCTAACATGCTGAATAGAAATGGAAAACAAAATGAAACACACACAACTAATTAAATTTATGCGTGAAGACTTAGGTCTTCAAGGCTACTCATATAAAGTATTAAAACTTGTAATGAAAACTAGCTCATCAGTTATTGCTGAGAAGATTGACCATCATCTTGCTCAAGAAATTATACATCAAGATGGTGAGCGTAGCTTGCATCATGCTTATCAACGTGAAGCATTCATGAATAAAGTAGCAGCACAGTTTTTAGATCTGTATCCAAACGAAACAATAGAGGAGTATTACCCATGATAGAAGTATATGATTGCTTCCAACGTACATGGTGGAAAGACAATGCCGATTGGCCTGATGGTTTAGAACCTTACGCTGGTCGTAAGAATTTCTATTTCAAAAATGAAATAGGTAAAGAAACACATGCCTTCTTTACTGAAGAGGAGGCTGTGGATTTTTGCAGACAATGGAACGACACGCATGATGCTGGTCGATATAGCTGCAAAGCAGAGTACCAAGTAAGAGGAACAGGGAGATAACAATGTCAGGAAATGGATTAAATAAATACAGAGTAGGCGTGCATTACGAAGAAGGCTTTACTGTTAGCGTGTTAGCAAACAACGAAAAGCATGCAAGAAAAATTGCTTTCAATCGTGTAGAAGATCAAGGCACAGACTGTACTGGCTACATAAAAACAGTACACAGAGACTATAATGTAACAGATGTAGAGGAGATAACATAATGCACATAACTATCATGAATGTAAGTAAGATTGTGCAAGTGCGTAAGATCTTTAAAGAATTTACTGCACTTGAACTCAAGGTAACTGACACCAAAGGCAATGATGAATATATAACAATGCACTTTGACAACAACAAACAACTTACATGGGAGGCAAAGCCAGATGAAACACACAATTAAAACACCGCCGATGACACGGCAGCACTATGAATTCATAGCAGATTTAATGGGCCCAATAGTTGCTTGGCCTTCACATCTTATTGACATAGCTGATGCTCTTGAGAAAACTAATCCTAAATTTGTGCGCAAGAAATTTCTTGATCGAGCAACTAAAGCATGGGAGGATAACCAAAAGATAGGAGAGTTAGATGACACAATTCCATACTGAAATTAAAGCTAAGTTTAATGATTGTCCTGAGTGTGATGGTACTGGCGTAGTTGTATACGCCAGCCTCAACGATGACATACCAATGAGAGCGTGCAGTAATTGCAACGGTGCTGGATTTGTAGAGATGGATGAACTTGACTGGCTCGATTGATTGCTGCATAACCGCAGCATGATACAAAGTTACTGGCAAATTATACAAGACAAGCATAAGGATTTTAATATTCCTTTGCATAAAGTATTCACCAAAGCAGGTCTTCCAACATCAACGTACTATCGCACGTTAAATGGCAGCACTGAATTGAGATATGATACAGCAGTTAAGGTGATGAGAGTAATGGAACTTATGGAAGGTGCGTATCCCACAAGCAGGGACAAGCGTAAACTAAATGCAAAAGTTTCCAAACTATAAGCAAGATACATATGTTACCACAACATATGACGAAATGATTACAAGCCTGATTGATAGACGCAATCAATTAGGTATTTCACAAGAAGGTCTTGCATTTAGTATAGGTTGTACGCCATCATTGATTCACAAATGGGAGCAGTACAAGCGAGTTCCCTCAGGTTTCATGTTCGCTTGTTGGGTAGAAGCACTTGGCTGTCAGATCGAAATCAGCACGAAAGATATTAAATAATCTCACGTATCCGTGTGATGCATGTGATAATCGTACTGAATTTTTTGTGCAGATAATGGCAACAACTAATCCAGCTACCTATCATACTATATGTATGACCTGTTATGAGGAGCAGACATGGCAAACAAAAATAAGTCTAAAGGAATCTACCACGAAAAAAGATTCTGCGAATGGCTCGACAAAATCGGCATCGAAAACTACCGAGTCCCCCTCTCGGGTGCGCTCGGAGGAGAGTGGAGTGGTGACATCCACGTCACACTGGGCGGACGAAAGCTGGTAGCCGAAGTAAAGTACAGAGATAAATCTAATTTCCCTAGTCCATTTACTGTACTGGATGGTAGGGACATAGCCTTCTATAAAAGAAAGACAGGCAAACCACAGTCGTTGGTAATAATGCCAGCGGAATTATTTGAACACTTACTAGGAGAGACAAATGGAAAACCAAACGAAGATGATTAAAGCACACCTTGATAAAGGACATTCTATCACAGCAATAGAGGCATTAGATATGTTCCGCTGCTTTAGGTTAGCATCACGCATGCATGAGTTAAAAGAAAGTGGCTATCCTTTTATGAAAGAAATGGTTAAGGTAGATAGCGGCAAGTCTGTTGCTTGCTACACAAAAGTAAACCTCTAGTACGGCTCATGATACTAGAGGTTCAACAGGTAAGAGGACATTAAGAAATGGAAAGACCTAATGTACGCGGACATATTACTACGAGATGTTATTGATTGGCAAGTAAACAATCCTAATGCAAAATATATTTTGATTGTGCTAGCTCGATACACAGATCTAAATGGTGAATGCTTCCCAAGCATACCAACTTTAGTTAAGACTACTGGCCTTAGTAGAAGCACAGTCATACGTGCTATCAACTGGTGCATAGATAACGATTACATAACGAGAAAGTCTGGACGCACTGGCGTAGCTAGTGTGTATAGATTCAAACATTTAATGGAGGATGATATGAAAAAGACCAGTGTCACACAGACACCCCAAGTTATATCTAATGTTATAGATATTAATAGTAATAGTAATACTACTTGGAGTGTCACACAGACACTCCCCTTCGATGCGTTCTGGTCAGCTTACCCACGCAAGGTAGCAAAGGGTCACGCTCGTAAGGCATTTGATAAGGCATGTAAGATTGCAGACCCAACTGCAATTCTTACTGCCGTTAGAAAATTTGCTGATGCTACTCAAGGCACAGACAAACAGTTCATTCCTCACCCTACGACATGGCTCAATGGTGAGAGATGGGAGGACGACATCGAGGACGTTGCACCTAGCAACAGAACCAACACAGATTTCTTAGACGACATCATCAATGATATGTCACAGAAAAAATTAGCCATAGATAAGGAGTAACATATGGACTACAACCAACGCACCTCAATGATAGGTAACTGGCTACAGGCTATCTTAAAACGCTACACACCACCATCTAGCATGGATCGTGACACGCTCGGTCAAGAGCTGCAGCTTATTGTCGAGGACATCAACAATAATATACCATCATCATACGAGAAGATAGACTTAGAGGTCACACTAAAAAAGATCGATGGTCACGTCCGTCAGTATCAAGCTTCTCGTACGTGGCCGACAATCCAGACATTCATCATGTCGACGCAGGCAGCTGTCGACGAATACTCGCGCAATACAGAGAGCTTGAAGGTGACATCACAGAGCAAGCTCGACGCAGCTGTACTCATGGTCAAGCGAATCAAATCTGGCGGCGCAATACCAGATTGGATACTTAACCCTGACTCTATCTATCGGCAACGACTGCTGCTAGATACAGATCTTGTCGAGTCTGACTTCAATAAATATCTTGATCCTACTGCAACAATGCAGTAGACAAGTACATATAAGAGGAGAATAAAAATGGAACGTAAAGGATTTATTGGCGGCAGTGACGCTGTCAAAATAATGAACGGCAACTGGTATGAACTGTGGCAAATTAAGACAGGTCGTGTCGAGCCAGAAGATTTGTCACACAAGGTAGCAGTACAGATGGGTATTACTACTGAGGACATGAACCTTAGTTGGTTTGAAAAAGAGTACAGTAAAAAAATATTAGACAAGCAAGATAAGTACACACGCACACACAATGGCGTGCCGTATGTAGGTACACTTGATGGTGTGCTAGAAGATGACAATGATCTTGTTGAGGCCAAGCATACCTTTGCACACAATACATTAGACAAAGTGTGTGACTATTACATGGCACAAGTACAACTGTATCTATGGCTATCCAATATGGATGGTGCATACATGTCAGTATTCTTTGGCAACAACAGATGGGAATGTGCATACGTTAAGAAGCATGACTCATACATAGGTGTAGTGCTTGATGCTTGTACTGATTTCTGGGCGCACGTTGAGAGTGACGACGAGCCTATTGGTCACGACCAACCGATAGCATCACCGATTAATCAGATACCAGTAGATGATATGATCAAGCGTGACGCTAGTTCGGACAATCATTTCACATACCTAGCACAAGAATATTTAGAGTTCGAACCTGCAGCCAAGTCATTTGAGTCAGCTAAGAAAGATCTCAAGGCTATAGTTGCAGACAATGAACGTGAGGTATACTCAGATTTATTAACCATACGCCGCGATAAACGTGGCGCATTACGTATCAGTAAGAGGAGCAAGTAATGGACAATTTAAATATATGGAACAAGCTATCCAAGTCAGACCCCAAGTATCTGAAGAAGGTTAGCTTCGGGTCGCGTAGCTTTACAGCTATCGATCCGCAATACCAAGTGCGCATGATGACAGAGCAGTTTGGCCCTGTTGGTGTGGGCTGGGGATGGCAGTCACACACAGAAATAGTGCAGCTAAGTAATGGCGATGCCAGTATACTAGCACACATATCTGTTTGGCATGGCGAGCAAATGAATATGTTCGGCCCCTTCACAGGGTGTCGCAAGTTCTTCGATGCAACCAAAGGCAGACTAGCCGAGGATGCACCCAAGATGGCTGTCACTGATGGCCTAACCAAAGCCTTATCCCATCTAGGATGTAACGCTGATGTGTTCTTAGGTGAGATGGATGGCAACAAGTACGCCGCAGATAGCGGCAAGAAACCTACTAGCAGTAGCTGGTAATAACTAAAGGAGCCAGAAGCATGGCATATGATAACACAAATACAGGCGCAGCATTCAAACCTTTCGATAGCATGAAGATGATATTGCAAGGCAAGATAAACCTAGAGGGTAATGATCGTAAGGTTACACTCGTAGCAGATACAACTAAGAATGGCATGAAGATCATTGAGGTTTATCAAAAGGTAGGTGTGTTGTTTGAGAACGACAAGCGTGGCAACGAGAATGCACCAGATTATTCTGGGCCAATGGAAGACTACGCTGCAAAAACACAGATGCAAATTGCTGGCTGGAAGAAACAGAAAGATGATAACAACTATCTTTCTATGCAAATCAGTCAGAAGCATGGCGGTCAACCGCAAGCGCAGCAGGTAAGCACAGCACATCTCGATGTAGATGATGACTCAATACCATTCTAAAAACTAGGGCGAGCTTCGGCTCGCTCACACACGGAGGACTTATGACTACACCAATCACACCAGAACTAATCGCACGCATAAGATTCTATGCAAACAATGGGATGACAAAAGCACAGGCCAACAGAATCTATGGCATACCGCGTCACGCAATCAGGGTAGCTGTTGAGAATCACGATGTAAAATTTACAACAGGCTACACGACAGGCGTTGAGCGTGCATTCAGAAACCAAACAGATAAAGAGTACGAAGAGAAAGAACTTATTTATAAGTCAACAGTACAACGCAACAGGTACGAGCAATACCAAGAGATACTAAAGACTGCAAAGACAGCAGCTGAACGTAAAGAAATTACTTATGGTTTTGTGCTGCATGAGTTTGAACTAACACAAGCTGCAAAAAATAATAGACCGCCCTTACCAGGATTTACTTCAAAATTTTCTAGTCATCCAAGGATAGCGGACATGCTTCGTGCGGAGCATTAAGCTCCGCCAGAAATCTATATACCTATACACCAACGTGTGCAATCCAAGAATGTATTTTCTTTGTCTGCTCCATGCGATCATCAAGGCCATGCGTCCCACCATTCACACGCTTGGTTATGCTAGTGATAACTGAATCATTCACACCATCATCAGCCATCTCGAACAAGCCATTGGATTCAAAGAACCACATGGCAGATTCAAATGCATACTGAGTTGCAACAAGATCAGGGTCAGTCATCACATCAGGCAACCCCATGTCACTAGCAAAAGCTCTATAGTTTGCCTTGCCTGTTAACTGGATGAAGCCGCGCCCTACCCAAAGTGCCCCTTCATTGTCCCCATTACCCATGCGATTAGAGTACACCTTGTTAGCAAGTGCCTCTGGGTTACGCGCATAAGGTGCAGCCGATTCCATAGTTGGAAATCTCTTAGGCCACACACGCATCATAGACTCAGCAGAGTAATTGAGATTCTCTCTAGTTAAGCGAAACATTCCTGACTCATGTGCTGCTTGACCAAGCAGATGTGCGCCACGCTTACGATTCAAACCAAAGTGTTCAACGATTGCTCTCGCTGTGTTGGGCCCAAAGTTACCATCAGGTGTTGAGCCAATACGAGCCTGCAATATCTTCATTGCCTCAGTCATTTTTTAAATCCTTTCATGGTACGGATACCAAAGCTAGCTGCTATGCTGGCATACAACGACCATTGAAACCACTGCGGCGCAGCTTCGAGATTAGCAAAGCCCTCCCTCATATAGGGCTGCAGCGGTGGTACAAATGAACACCCAACGATTGCAATAAAACACACAGTCCAAGCTTCATCCTTCCAGCTATTGTCGCTGGCCTTGATAGCTGCTTGTTCCCAAGAAATCTCACCAGTTGCAATCTTCATATTGGTTTCGGCCTCTGCTTTCTTAACGGCAGTCTTACCATCAATGTAACTACCAGCTAAGTCAGCAACCTTACCTGCTAAACTAAGTCCAAACATATTACTTTCCTTTCGCAAACGCTGACGCACCAAAGAACGCAGCAACTATACCAGCAACCGATACAAAATATACACTTGCCATGCTACCAAGTATCTTAGCAGCCTCAATTAAAGTCAAGAGATCTGCTAGCACCACCGCTAAAGGGTATAGGAGCATCCCTGACAGGGCAAACCATGTCATCTTACGTTGAGCATCACGCTGGGCATCTTCATCCTCTAGGCGACGCTTACGATCCTCGTACTCAAGTGCATCCCATTCTGCTTTGTCTATGTTACCATCACCATTGACATCAAATTTTTTAAACTCATCCATATTATTCTCCTAATCAGCCAGAGGATTATCTAATGCCCTCTGCAATTTACCCATCAATTTATCTTCAAGGTCTTTCATCTCAGTATCTTGGTTTGATCGCAAGCGTTCGCGTTGCGATTCAAATCTAAGATCTGCTGCATCTATCATACTGCGTACCTTCTCTTCTGTCTTGCGCACCAATGACTCAACTCTGTCTGCTTGCTGCTCAACCCTAAGAAGATCATCACGTAAATTATTTTTAATATCGCGTGTGTACTCAACTGTCTGCTGTACCTGCGCATCCATCAAATCCATTTGCTGTTGATATTCTCCTAAGTCTAAGCCAGCTACCTCTTCTATCTTCTGATACATAACGAACCCACCATACAAGCCAGCAACTACAGTAGACACAAAGGTAATGATTGCAAAGACAGATGCAGCCGATAGCTTAAAGCCACCAGCACTAATCTTTTTATCAGCAAGCCCATCAAATTCTGTTAAGTCAACCATCAGTTCTCAAAGTCCATATCATCTTGTAAATTTTTTAGTTGCTCTAACTCGTCACGTAACATTTGTATTTCTAATCTTCTTTGAGCTAGTTCAACTTGATATAAATCATTACAATTTATTCTAGCTTTAGGTTTGTCTAATGGAATTACAATTCTAGCATAGACACCTAAGTCTTTTGTTTGCATTGGCTTTTGATATATATCTAATTCATCACCTACATTATTTAGTACACCAGTTACTCCGAATTCTAAATTTGTACCACCACCAACAGCATTGCTGCAATCTAAATTGCCAGAACGAAATCTGTCTGACTGATAATTCATTGGTGGATTTGGCAAAGACAAAGATAGATTATTACTTTCAGCAAATACTGAACTAGACATAACACAAAAAGCTAATGCTAATCTCATATAGGTTTACCACCAAGACGTGAACATATTCTCGAAGACACTAAAGATCTTGTTGTTGTACCTCTTCTAAAGCGAGATATAGTACAGATGTAAGTTGCTCGCTGCAGATCTACTTTACGTATGTAAACAGTAAAATTTTTACGTTCTTTATATCCAATTCTTATCAATTTATATTTTGTTTTAAATGGTAGCTTATTAAAATTACTATCGTATAAATCTACCTCATAAAACTCAACGTCTTCTCTTGAATTAAACAGTGACATTTCTGTTTTCACTACATCCTTTACGTGTGAAGGTTTGATTGCTGGATATGCTGGTGTCATTTCGTGAGCAGTAGCAGGAGCAAACATAGATATGCCTAAAAGAAATATGATTAATTTATTTAGCAATGCAACTTGCCTCAACAATTGCAACATACTTACCACCAGGATATGGTTTAGATGAACCATAAACTACAGACGAAGCTGTAGAAAACCATGTACTACCTGCAAGAGTTAAGTCAAAAATTGTTGTGTTGTCTACTACAACTTTAGCAGCTTCATAAGCTGACATGCCAGAGACAGATGTTTTAGTTACACTTGTGCTGCCTGTCCACGCAAGTGTATCTGACAAAGAAGGAGATGAACTAAACGATATTGGGTGAGTTATGTTGGCTGTATAACTATCTGCTAGAGATACATCAAACCTAATAACAGGCAGTACACCACCATCTGAAGGGGTAGTGCTTAACTTGCTAGCGTTCGGGTTGCCATACACACCTGCTTTAGTTGTTTGTATTACACATTTTGATTCTACATTTCCTGTAATTTCAACATCAGCAAAAGCAGGGAATGCAAATAGGGAAAGTATTATTATTAAATGTTTCATTATAAAACCTCATTTGTTGTACTGCATATCAATCATTTGTTCATGCAGTATTTGTTGTGCTAAGTTATTACGCAAGGCTTTCTTGTTATCAAGTATTTCTGTATCAGCAAGACTAGCAGTGTCAGCATATACACCGCCATTAATAGATGCATTGTAATACATAGCTATATTAGTTTGTTGATTTATAGCCATAATAATATCATCTTGTCCTTGTGTTTTAAATAGAGTCAATGCATTGGCAGATGCAGTTAAACCCAGTTCAATTCTAGTTTCCTCTTCTTCTTGATCTTCGTCTTTTATAATATTACCCTCTTCGTCGTACTCAAAATCTGTTTCAGTATCTATAGAGTTAAGTACAAACTCATCTGATAAAGGATCATATACTTCTACTTCAGGTATATCAGGTATAGGCTTAATGTATCCTGCACATGATGGATCAGACTGTGGATCGTAACACCTGTCAACTCTGTAAGTATATACAACAACAGCATCTTCTACTTTACCTTCACCTTCAACCTCAATAAAACCAGTGCCCCAATTAGCTAAAGGAATATTTGATAAAGAAAAAGATTTAACAATAGTATTCCCAGCAACGCCAGACCAATCATCTGTTTCTCTAAACGTGTATCCCTTACCCTTAGCATTATAATTCCCGACATGAACTTTCATATCATCATCTGGGTTTTTTACTGTAGTATATTTATAGATTAATCCATTTATATCTAAGCCTGCGTTGCTTGGGAATAAAGAAGACATTCCCCAACTTAAAGAAGTAGAGGCTGCATTGTTACTTGCTCCATAATAATAAGGATCACAATAAGAATAAGAAGGCCAGAGTACCAATGATAACACCCAAGCCCATTTTAGTATCCGCATTTTCATCAAATATTTTCCTTATAGGATTGTTCTGATCACGTTGTATTGCGCCTTCTACAGCTTCCATCTCCCATGCAAGTCTAGCTTTATCTCCCACCAACCCATTCTTGGGGCAGGGCGTGCCAGCATTAAGCATGGCCTCAAACACTCTTTCGTCCTGACACATTACTGATACGGCTGCAACTTTCATCCCCATATCATACATGGTTTTGGCGTTCTTTAATTTTTCACAGTTCATATCTCTAACAGTACGACCAGCAGAGATTCCTAGTATTTGTGTTTGAACAGCACCGGCAATTCCAACTGTGCATAAATCAGAATTACTTGTATTTATTTGCGGTGATATTGCAGATGGCGGTGGACTTTTAACTGTAGTTTCCATTGAGCCATTAGATGTTACTATACTTTCAGATCTTATTGTGCCGTCATCTGTAGCCGTACTAGATGATCCATCATCTTGAGCGTAAGCATAGTTACTAATAGTAAAGAAAAATATAAGTATAAATAAACGTATCATGTTACATTTTCATTAGCACCGCAACAAGTAAGGTTAGTATTGCTCCTGTTGCTGCAATCATAATGCTTTCCATACGTTTAACTCGACCAAATAAATCTTTAAATTGTATTTTAACTTCTGTTTTAATTGCAACCACCTGCTTTTCTAACTCGTCAAGCCTGTCATGCGCAGAAGATATAGTTCTTTTATTCATTTGTATTTTCATCCTTTAAAGAATCTCCAAGCATTTTAACAAACGCTTCTTTACCTACTTTAAGTTGGTCTAAGTTAAACTCTGCTGAACCAATCTTTTGTTGCAAAGAATTAATATGATTAATAATAGTTTTTTGCGTATCAGTAAGTTGATCTTCAGTGTAGTCTTTGTCGTCAATCGTAATAACCTTTTTATCTTCAGCCATTTTGATCTCCTTTAGGTTTAAGTGTTTAAAATTACCAAGGCATCCCAGTTGTGGATGTTGGGTTTGCAAGTTCAGCTATCTTAGCATCATTCGCCGCTTCAGTATCAGTTTTGACTACTTGTTCGTGTACCCATTCTAATACGTTTGCCTCTGTTAGATCAGCGTAAGGAATGTAATCATCGTCTGATGGTACACCTGTATGAGATGTAGTTCCGTATGCTGATGCTGTGTTAGTTCCATCTGTGCTTACGCAACGCCAGTGAGCTATTGTTACTGAGTCATCAGATGTGTTTCTTTCTAGGTTTGCGATAGACCATGTGTGTGTGTTTGGCATAATGTTATCCTTCTAATGCTGTTAGTCTTGCTTTAATTTCAGTGTTTTCTGCTTGTAAATCTTCAACCATTGTGATGGTTTCTTGTAGTGCGCCAAGAGCCTTCAATAACATTACAGAATAACGAACACCTTTAACGCCATCTGCATTTTCTGACACAAGACCATTCATATTTTCTGCTTCAAGTTCTTGAGCTACAACACCTAAGTGTACTTTAGCATCATCACCATACGCAGTAACATGATCTATTAGTCTGTAGTTACGTAGACGAATATTCTTAACGTCTTCTATCTGACTGTTAGCATCAACAATGTCTTGCTTTACACTTTGATCTGAAATACTTCCGTAAGAGTTACTTGCTGATTGGAAGTCACCGTTAGCTTCGATAACCCCAACCTTTGTTTCAGTGCCACCTACGTCAGAACGTACAGCAAATACATCTCGACCAGCAGTTGAAGTTGAAGTGTATACGTCTAAAGCTAAAGTATCTCCATCTGCTTTTATAAGGTTAGACCCTGTGCCTATTTGAGCTGTTGCTCCAGCTAGGATGTGGCCTGAGTAAGCAGTGCCTGATAGGTGTATGTCTTTGAACTTGAAACCTGATGCACCTATGTCTGTAGTTCCACGAGTATCAAGAGCCTCCGTAGTTAAATTATAGGGTAATACACCATCTTGAGAGCCTGAGTTAAATAACAGTCCTGCTTCTCCGTCACCAATTATTTGAGAATATGTTTTGCCAGACAGGTAAAGGTCTTTGAAGCGCAAGCTACTCAGTCCTATGTTGTAAGCATTGTCGGCATTTGGTCTAAAGTTGTCATCTGTATAAACTGAACCACCGTTAGATGCTAAGAGCAAATTAGCACCAAGACGTGACCCAATACTACCTACAGCTGTGCTGTCTTTATAAAAACCTATCAACTCACCATCGTTAGTATTTCTACGTATATACATTGGAGTTGCACTCGCACGAGTAATTTGCACTTCGCCAACTTGATTTATTGCTGTGCCTACTGTTCCAAAATTATCATCTGATTTACCCACCAACACGTTGCCTGATGAGTCTATGCGCATACGTTCTGTGTCCGCTGTATCAAAGCGAAAACTATCTGTAGGATGATCGTAAACAATAGCCCCTGTATCAAAGTTGCTAGTGTCTCCAAAGTGAATTAAAGACTGTCCCGTTGTATCAGAAAGTAACTCAATACCAGCCGAACTATCCTGAATATGCAACTTTTGCCGTAAAGTAGAGGATCGCCCAATCCCAACGTTGCCTGATGAGTCTATGCGCATACGTTCTGAGCCGCCACTGCTGTAAAAGGCAAGATTGCTTAAAGCAGGTGCGCCAATATAACCACCAACAACACTAGATTTTTCCAATCTTAAAGCGTAGTTATCTGCTGCATCAACGTATAGTCTCTTACCATACACCTCTAAACCAGCATTGCTATCAGGCGAACTCGTACCAATCCCAACATTACCGTTGCTATCGAGTGTAAGGTCTCCTGCGGATTGCAAAGCACTGCCAAAACCTAGCTTAAACTTATCGCCATCGCTGTTATCAACACCAAAAACAACATTTGTTGTAGATGTTCCCAGTTGAACAGTAGCATCACCTGTTCCGCTATTTTTGATTTTAAAAGAAGCGGATGTTGACGTGTCGTTTCTCTCAATGTGAAGCAACTTGTCTGGAGAATCTGTCCCAATACCAACGTTGCCTGACGATGTGATGCGCATACGTTCTGCAACACCAGACCCATTATTTGTCTTAAATAATAACTCCCCATAGTTAGAACTTGCGCCTCTATAGCCAGTTATACCTGCAAGCCCAGCACTTTCACCAGATGCACCGCCGAACAATAAAGATTGTTTTTCTGCGTTGTTAGTTGCATCAGTATCAACAATAGCAACATCGCCATCAACAAAATGCCCAAGATACTGTGGCGAACTCGTCCCAATCCCAACGTTGCCTGATGAGTCTATGCGGAGGCGTTCATTTGAACCGTTAGTACGGAGAATAATATTACCACCAGAGTTAGCTCTTAATGCTAAATTATCACTACTACCCGGTGTAAGTATCTCCATTTCATTAGCGTTGGTTTCTTGGATTCGCAAAACGGCTGTATCCGAAACAAGATTAAGTAAAATATCTCCTAAAGCACCATCTGCTCGTAGCCCATCAGAAGTCACTATGCCAACAACGTTTACACCTGTTGATGCTGTGGTTAACTTTTGGCTTCCATAGTGAAACATTTGTGCTTGACCAACAGAACCATCAGCACGAAAGTATTCCGTTAATCCTCCTGAGCCATCATCTGACCGTATCTTTACATCTTTGTCATCACCTTGAGACTGTAGGTACAAATGTCCAACACCAGCGGCATCAACATAATTGTTAGACCCATTATGGTAAATCTGTAGGTCAGAGCCAGCACCGAAGATAGCCTTACCATTATCAGCAAAAGTAGCGTTTCCTGTTATGTCAATGCCTGTTGATGTTGTAGATAGTTTTTCAGAGCCGTTATGGCGTAAAGAAACGTCAGTAGCATCTGTCACGAGAAGATTATTACCTGCTGTGTTTTGTATAGCTGTACCTTGGTCACTCAAACCTAGCTTTAAGTATCCTGCACCTGCATCTTTTATAATACTATGGCTACCATCATGGTAAATCTGTAGGTCAGACCCTGCTCCAAATATGGCCTTACCATTATCTGCGAAGTTAGCGTTACCTGTTACGTCAATGCCTGTGCTGGTGGTGTTGAACTTTAAAGCATTATCAAAATATAACTGAACAGAGCCATCATTGTTGGCTCTAAAGCTATTTTCACCTGTTTTGGCTTGAATGTAAATATCACCATCAGTGTCACTAATTATCAAGTTGCCTGTCGTATTGGCAATGCGAGATGATCCATCATGGTAAATCTGCAAATCTGAGCCAGCACCAAAGATGGCTTTGTTA